ATGAAAATAACTTGGTTGGATATAGAAACAACATACAAAGTAAATGAAGATAAGAAAACAGATGCTGATCCTTATACAGGAAACATGATGGTGTCTGTTGGCTATACAGACGGACAGGAACATACCTATTTATGTTTCTACCATAAAGAACAAGACCCTACACCAAATGCTAGAAATATTCTACAGAGTGCCTTAGACGATACGGAGCTGTTAGTAGGCCATAACATCAAGTTTGATTTGAAATGGCTACGAGCTTGTGGGTTTACCTATACAGGCAAGGTTCATGATACTATGATTGCCGAGTATATATTGAATGGGGGAGAGAAGGTTCCACTATCTTTAGCTAAGTGTTGTGAACGGTATGCACTGTCTCCTAAGAAATCTGGTTTAATCGAAGAATATATGAAAAAAAATGTGTCGTTTGAGAGCATACCTTGGGATGTAGTCAAAGAATATGGTGAAGCTGATGTACAGGTAACTAAAGAATTGTACGATGCTCAGATAAGTAACATGCCTGACTCTCTTAAAGCTACAAATGAATTGATGAATGAGTTCTGTGATGTACTGTGTGATGTAGAGAACAGTGGTTTACAAATTAGTTATGAAAATCTATCAGAGATTAAGACTACCTATACAAAAGAAGTAAAAGATTTAGAGAGGTATTTAAACATAGAAGTTAAAAGTTTGATGGGAGATACTCCTGTTAACCTAGATAGTCCAGAGGATAGATCAAAGATTATATTTTCAAGGGCTGTGCTGAACAAAAAGCAGTGGGCTAGTCATTTTAATTTAGGTTATGAAGTCAGAGGCAATGCTAGAAAGAAAAAAAGATTACCTACCATGAGTACACAAGTTTTTCAACAGGGTTTGGTTAGGTTAACAAAACCTTTATTTAAAACTATTATGCAAAGGTGTTCGTCTTGTAATGGTATGGGATATAAACTTGCTTTAAAAAGAGATGGCACTGTAGGTAAACAAAAACGTATCTGCAAATCCTGTGATAAAAAAGGTGTTATCTACAGACCTACTAGAGACTTTGCCGGACTAGGCATGAATCCTAGAGGACCAATTGATCTTACTGTACATGGTTTTAAAACAGACAGGCCTACTCTAGATGGTTTAGTAGTTGCTTCAAGACCAGAACAAAAGACCTTTATGGAAAGCTACATAAGATACAATGCAATTAAAACCTATCTCAAAACTTTTATTGAAGGTATAGAGAAAGGTTTAGATGATAGAAGTAGAATCCACCCACATTATATGCAATGTGTTACCTCTACAGGAAGGCTGTCTTCAAGGAATCCTAACTTCCAGAACATGCCTAGAGGAGGTACTTTCCCTGTACGTAAGGTAGTTGTGAGTAGATGGGAAGGTGGACACATACTTGAAGGAGATTATGCTCAGTTAGAATTTAGAGTTGCCGGTTTTCTAGCTAAGGATGATAAGGTGTACGAAGATGTCAGAAATGATGTTGATGTACATTCTTTTACAGCTTCTGTACTAGGAGTATCTAGACAAGAAGCAAAGGCTGATACTTTTAAGCCTCTATATGGAGGTTTCTTAGGTACACCAAAACAGATGCAATACTACCGAGCTTTTAAAGAAAAGTACAAACAGATTGCACAGTGGCATGAGACTTTACAGAATGATGCTATCTCTTTCAATCGTATTGTGCTTCCATCTGGTAGGTACTACAACTTTAAAAATGTGTTTAGGATGAGGTATGGAGGAGTTTCTAATGCTACAGCAATTAAAAATTATCCTGTACAAGGGTTTGCTACTGCTGACCTTCTTCCTATTGCATTAATTAAATTAAAAAAGTTGTTGACAGATAGAAGAATGCAAAGTATGATCTGTAATACGGTTCACGATTCCATTGTAATAGACGTGCATCCAGACGAGCAGGACTTAGCTGTAGAGACAATGAAAGAAGCAATGTTGTCTTTGCCTGAAGAGTGTAAGAAAAGATACAATGTAGATTATGATATGCCGATAGGAATCGAGATTAAAATAGGCAATAACTGGTTAGACATGAAGGAGATATATAAATCATGAGTGAAATAACCACAATGAACACTTCTCTACCGGAGAACTTAGATAAGCTCTCTACAGAGGATATGATGAGACTAACGGGTCAATTGGATCATAACACTACCAAAGCAACTATTAGTAGACTGGCAATCAACCATGCTACTGAAGATTTCGATGGTAATGCTCTTCCAAGAGGCCATTTTAGTCTGACTACCCCCCCGGAAGGGCCTGTATATGGACAGAAAGCCACCATACGTGTTTTTATGCGTACTTATTCCTACTTTGTTTGGGATAATGAAGCCGGTGCTTTTTCTTGCCAAACTGTACAGGCTCCTTCTTTCAGTAACGACTTCTATGATACTGAAGGAGGATTAAAGTGTGGTAAGTTAGATTATAACACTATGGAAGCATTACCAAAAGATAGTCCAGAGTGGGCTGTACAGAAGAGCATAAAGTGTAGCCAAAACCTTTATGGTCTAGTGTCTTTTGACAGTGCTGTAAACAGAGATGGCAGTAAAGCTGTTGTCAAAGACGTTCCTTTTATATGGTATGCAAAAGGAGCAAACTTCTCACCGGTAGCAGACTGTCTAAAAGGTTTAAATAGACAGAAGCAACCGATGTGGCTAATGAACATTGGCTTAAATTCTGTTAAGAAGCAGAAGGGTGGAAACATATATTTCCATGCAGAGCTAACACCTCAAAAACCAGTGGCATGGGCAGAAAAAGATGATGCTACAATGAGAGGATTTATGGAGTCTGTCAAAGGGTATAATGAGAGTATTATGAAAACATATCATTCTGCCGGTAAAGACAAGATACAGTTTGACTCCGTAGTTAATGAATAACCTTATACTTCATAAGGTACAGGGATTTCTAGATCGTGTTTCAAGAGAAGGAGCCGATCTAGATCCCAAGCTTGTACAAGAATTTACAGAAGCCTGTACTAAATCTGTAGTACGTCAGTTCTCTAATAAAAGAGGGGATTGGAGGCCTCGTATGTCTTCTCTAGGTAGACCTTTATGTCAACAAAAAATGGAAAGAGATGGAGCAGAAAAGAACTTTGAGTATAACTCTTTAGTTCGTTTTATGTTTGGGGATCTTGTTGAGGCTATTGCCATTTTGGTAATGAAATCGGCAGGTATAGATATAGAAGCAGAGCAAGAATCTGTAAAGTTACAGCTTGGTAAGAACTCTGTTTCTGGTACATTAGATGTAGAGATAGATGGCAAAGTGTGGGACATTAAATCTGCAAGCCCTTATGCTTTTGAACAGAAGTTTGGAGACATGGGTGGCTATAAGAAAATAAAACAAGACGATGTCTTTGGGTATATATCTCAAGGATACCTATACAGCAAGTCTAGAGATAAAGATTTTGGTGGGTGGATTGTTATTAACAAAGCAAGTGGTGAGTGGGTGGTATGTGAAGCTCCGGAGCTACAAGAGGAAGATAAGAAAGAAGCTCTTGCTCTAGCAGAGAAGAATTTAAAAGCTTTGTTAAATGGAGAAAAGTTTAAAAGATGCTTTACTGATGTAGAGGAAACATATAAAGATAAAGATAAGAATGTTAAAAAGACAGGCAATAGAGTGCTGTCAAGTATTTGTGGATTTTGTGACTTTAAAAGAACGTGTTGGCCTGATGCTATTATGCATAAAAAAGTAGGCTCTACAGCTCGTTTTCCAAAATCTGTCTGGTACAGCAAACTTAAAAAAAGGGAGATATAATGCCTATCTATTTTCAAACTGATGTTAGCTTTTCAGATATTTATATGAATGATAATGTCTGGTATGCTTATCCTGATTCTGAAGATAGAAAAGGAGGCACAAATATTATAAGAGAGTTGAGGAATAACTTTTCTGCTATACCTATTCGGTCTTGTAAAAGTTTCTATGAAGGAGGCCTTTGGGATGATTTTGATTATGATAAAAAGACAGCTCTTATCTCTATTGATTTACAGAAAATACAAAAGATTTTAAATAAAGGAGCACTTGTGTGCTTCTACATGGCAGAGTGGACAGAACAATTAGAGAAATTAAAAAAGAACTCTCCTAAAATATTTGAGTTTGCTGTAGAGCAGTCAGGGGCATTGTTTGATGCCTTTCCTCCAAAAGATATAAAGTTAAGAAGAACAGAAGAATGAACTGTTGGCATTGTGGTACAGAAGTAATTTGGGGAGGAGACCACGATATGGAAGAAGAAGAGGAAGACTACTGTATGTCTACAAACTTATCTTGTCCTAAGTGTGGCTCATTCTATATGGTTTACTTACCAAAAGATAAGGAAGAAAACAATTGAAAAGAGCACATGGATATAGGTCTAATTTTGAATTAGATATAGCTAATCAGTTAGCTAAAAACAAAGTACCTTTTACTTATGAGAAGGATGCCTTTGCTTATGTAAGACACAGTACATACACCCCTGACTTCTATTTGAAGGAACAAGATTTTTTTATAGAAGTAAAAGGTTTGTTTACATCTTCAGATAGAGGAAAACATCTGTTATTAAAAAAACAACACCCGGATTTAGATTTACGATTTTTATTTATGAATGCTAACAACAAGCTGTACAAAGGATCAAAAACTACTTATGGAGGATGGTGTGATAGGCATGATTATAAATGGTGTCAAGGGTTTGTGCCAAAGGAGTGGTTAAAATGATAACAGGAGAAAATAAAACTAAGTTTGAAAGTTATAAAAATAAACTACCTAAAAATTCTCTTTGTATTATTATGCAAGATGCAGAGGATGGTATGATAGATCTTATGTCTTATGATACTACAGAAGAACATGGTGTAACTACAGCTTACACTTTGTTACGAGGTTTTATGGCTATGTTAGAAACACAAACTGAAAATATTATTATTCATGGGCAGTCTGCAATATTTAAAGATGTAGAAATTATTAAGCCAGAAGTAAAAGAAAAGATGTACAGCAAAGATAACATAACTGTTTTGGATTTTAATAATGATAAGTAGTAATTCACAGAGAGAAACACATGAACAGTACATGGTTAGGATGAGAAAAGAGGATAAAAGAAACATGGAAATAAAAATGTTAAAAGGATCTAAAGCAACAAAAGTTCAAGTAGGAGGTAGTCATTATAAAGATTTTAAGATTATGCCTATTGAATATATTTCTAAAAATAATCTTGACTTCCTTGAAGGAAACATTATAAAATATGTTTCTCGGCATAGAAATAAAAATGGTGCTGAGGACATAAAAAAAATCATACACTATGCAGAATTAATATTAGAATTAGAATATGGAGAAGAATAGATGGCATCATTAATGGGAGGCAATTACTTACCAACAGAATATCAGGCATTCATACATATGTCTCGTTACTCTAGATGGTTAGAGACTGAAAACAGAAGAGAGAATTGGGGTGAGACTGTAGATAGGCTTATCTCTTTCTTTCGTCAAAATGTAAAAGGGGTTGATGAAAAATCTTGGGAGGATATACATGAAGCAATACTATCTCTTCAAGTTATGCCTAGCATGAGAGCACTTATGACAGCCGGCAAAGCTTTAGAAAGAGAAAACATTGCAGGATACAACTGCTCTTACATACCTATAGATAATCCAAAAGCATTTGATGAAGTGCTGTACATACTTATGAATGGTACAGGTGTAGGTTTCTCTGTAGAGAGGCAGTACATTGATAAGCTTCCTACAGTTCCTGATAGAGAGTTTGAAAAGACAGAAGATGTTATTGCTGTAGTTGATTCTAAAGAAGGGTGGGCTAAAGGGTTTAGAGACCTTATCTCGTACCTATATACAGGAAGGATTCCTAAAATAAATGTGTCTAAAGTTAGACCGGCAGGAACAAGGCTTAAAACTTTTGGAGGTAGGGCTAGTGGCCCACAGCCGTTAGTAGATTTGTTTGACTTTGCTGTAGAGAAATTCAAAGGTGCTAGAGGTAGAAAGCTGTCCTCTATGGAGTGCCATGATATAGTGTGTAAGACAGGAGAAGTTGTAGTAGTTGGTGGTGTACGTAGGTCAGCTCTTATATCTCTATCTAATCTATCTGACCAAAGAATACGTGCTGCAAAATCAGGTGCTTGGTGGGAAACAAATCCAGAGAGAGCATTGGCTAATAACTCTGTTGCTTATACAGAGAAACCAGATGCAGGTATCTTTATGAAAGAATGGCTGTCTTTATATGAAAGTAAATCTGGTGAGAGAGGTATATTTAGTAGAGCTTCTGCACAGGCAAAGGCTGCTGAGAATGGTAGAAGAGAGTCTGATTGGGATTTTGGTACTAATCCTTGTAGTGAAATCATACTACGACCTAATCAATTCTGTAACCTTACAGAGATAGTAGTACGTTCTGGTGACACCATGTCTACTCTTACTAAGAAAATACAAATTGCTACCTTGTTAGGTACGATACAATCTACCTTTACTAACTTTGGCTATCTAAGAAAGAGATGGCAGAACAACACTGAAGAGGAAAGACTATTAGGTGTGTCTCTTACAGGCATCATGGATAGTACTTTAATGAATGGTAAAGAAAGTGGATTAGAGAAACGATTAGAAACTTTACGAACAGTTGCTGTAGATGCTAATAAATACTGGGCAGATAAATTTGGTATAAACCAAAGTACAGCCATCACTTGTGTTAAACCTTCTGGCACTGTGAGCCAATTAGTAGATAGTGCTAGTGGTATACATGCAAGACACAATCCTTATTACATACGAACAGTACGAGGAGATACTAAAGACCCTCTTACTGAATTTATGATTGCTTCTGGGATACCTAACGAACCAGACGTTATGAAACCAGAGCATACAACAGTGTTCTCATTTCCAATGAAAGCTCCTGCAGGCTCTGTGTGTAGGAACGACATGACTGCTATTGAACAGCTAGAGTTGTGGAAAACTTATGCAAAGCATTGGTGTGAGCACAAACCCTCTGTAACTATATCTGTTAAAGAGGAAGAGTGGGTGCCTGTCGGTGCTTGGTGTTGGGAAAATTTTAGCTACCTTAGTGGTGTTTCCTTTCTCCCTTTTTCCGACCACACGTATCAACAGGCTCCTTACCAAGATATAGATAAAGCTACCTATACAAAATTGGCAAAAAAAATGCCAGCTTCAATAGACTGGCAGAAGTTACAAGATTTTGAGAAGGAGGATAATACGAAGGGATCACAGGAGTTAGCTTGTACAGCCGGAGTGTGTGAGTTGGTAGATATATAATGAAATGTGCTAGACCTATAATAGCTCCAGAGGATGCTGGGTTAATAAGAAAAGTTATAGCTTACTATATAAAATATGCATCTCCTCCTAATAAAGAGCTAGAAGAAAAGCTTTTAAACTTATTTCACAGATTAGGTAGGTTAAATGACTAGCAAAGACCACAGTTTATTATTTAATTTTACTGTTAAGCTTACACAAGAAGGACACATTTCTGTAGACCATAGCCATATTAGGCCAGAAGAATTTAAAGATGTTATGGACAAGTGGAATAAAAACTATGAGAATACAGAAGTGTTTGTATCCTTATTAGATTACTTGTCCACACACGTTTCTGATATGGAAAGAGATATTCGTAAAATTCTTAACTAGGAGTA